CGACTCACTATAGATTCTGGTTTAGAGGCGTTCCTGTATTTGGATAAGAGCCTAATTTTTTAGGGAATGTAATTGTAACTGTATCAGTCGAAGCACTCGCAGAATATCCGTGTGAATATGTTCCCGCGTTAATCATTGCCGCTACTCCAGTTGCAACTAAATCTTCTGTTGTGTCAGTAGACGGACGTGTGTAAGTGCCGATTGTTACTACTTTGCCAAGCGGTTCGTTAGCAACAAGTTTAACCGTATCACCAGTGCTACCCGCACCGTTTATTGTTATTGTAGCGTGTGCCGCAGAAGCATCACTGTAATCGTTTAGAATGCCTAAGTTTTCAGCATCAGCAATACTAAAAACCTCTTTTATTCTATCCGTAGTTGTAAAGCCAGAGGGTAAGTTGCCGTCTTGTGTGTAGAATATAATTCCGCTCACATAGTCTTGACCCGCAAGAGGTCTGCCTAAACCGCCCTGACCTTTATTAAATTTAATGTCGTTAAGTGCCATTTATTTTTTCTTTTTAGGCTTCTTTTCTTCCGTTGGTATAACTTCCTTTCCGTTTACAGTTGGACGTCTTACCACCTCGCACCCCTTTTTAGGGTGGAGGTAGTAATCGCCATTATTGTCAACCCAAAGGACGTTAACGTGTGGTAAAGAATCAAAGACGTGTTTGAATAATTCCTCCATTCCTATTGAGCCATTCTGTGTTTTTCAACCCATTTAACACCGTCAAAAACAAAAGTGATATTTGCTCTTTTGTTAGCAGAAGATGTTACATAAAGCTGTGAACCTCCGCCACCGATACCCGCAATAGTAGCAGGCGAAATATTAGCACCCGCCCACTTAACACATTTACCAGTTCCGCTATTGATTAAGGTTAATTCGATTTCGTCACCCAAATAAGAGTTAGCAACCGATGTAACGTTTACAGCAAAACTATCTACTAAAGAAGCGCAAGTAATCTGTGTATGAAAACCATTTGGCACAAGTAAGAGAGTGTCCAAACCTGCCGCGTCTGTTTTAGCAACGTATTTAAACGTCATAGAGCGGTAAGTGTTGTCGTTATTAGCACCTGTCCCCCAACGTGGAGTAGTGTGCTGTGCGTTTACTGAAAAGTAAACAGTAAGAATCGTGATTATTGAAATAAATTTTTTCATTGTCTTTTTTCTTTTAAAGATTAAGTTAAAGTTGTGTAAAGAACGAACTGGTCAGGGAAACCTATTTGAGTATCCATTTTGAACAAGCCCTTAACGAAGAACAACTCACTGTTGTTTTGCAATCTCATTAACTGCAATTGATTGTCTTCGGTAGAGTTAATTCCTAACCAAGTGTTAGAATCAACATCAGGCTTTTGGATAGCCAAATAGAAAGTGTTTTCAGGTAACCCCGCTAACATTTCTATTTCGTAACCTCTGAATTGGTCGTATGCTTTCTCATCAGAACGGGTGTTTTTGTAAGGGTCAGTTCTTAACGCCTCCGCATATTTTTGGAAGTCCGCGTAAGAAACACAGAATTTCAAACCGCCTTTACCAAATTTACCTAACAACGCTTTAGGAACTAAAGCAAGAGCCGCCGCAAATTTATCGCGAATGTTCGATGCTGTCAAAGCAATTGGAGTAGGAACGGTAATTGTTGGATAAGTAGGGTCAGAAGCCGCGTCAATCAACTTCTTAATCAAACCGTCAAAATAGAAATAGTCAGCCGCGCCCGCAACTTCACCTCTTGTAGTTGGGTCAACTGCCGCGCCTGTCGGGTCGAACTCAACGCGCGAACGGTGGATAGCGTTTTCAAAAAATTCATTCAAACGTTTCATTGTTTGAATCATCATGAAGTTTTCTGCTGTTACAGGCAACTCACGACCTAACAATTTAGGTTGCAATTGTTCAGCGTAGAAATGTTGTTCGTAATCACGCGGGTTAAATTCATAATAAAGCATCAAATCCTGTGGAGTTAATACTCTACCGTCAACCGTTACACTACCTTGTGAAGTAGGTGTAGCCGCACGTTTTTGAATAAATGAACTAACCTCGATACGTGGGATAGTCTTTTTCTTACGGATGCCGTCTTCAACGTAAATACATCCTTTTTCGATTGTGTCAGCTCCTACAACTGCGCGAGTTATCATGTAACTTGCAGCGGGCCCCGACCACGTGGTGTCTTGAATGTCTAATGCTTCTGCCATTGTTATTGTTTTTTATTGTTTTTTTTTTAATTGATTACAGTTTATACTTTTCACGAACATCGCGCATTTGTTTAGCAACTACGTTTGTCAAAGCAAGTTCATTTGTTACTGTGCTAACTTCGATTTTGTTAGCTACCTTAGTAACTGGCAAATCTTCTATAAGAGCCTTAACTCCTTCAAAGTCTGATTTAGCTTTGTTCGTCCATTTTGTAATGGTTTCAGTATCGTTTTTAATGCGACCTGATTTTGCAAAACCTTCAACCATGTTCTTAGCTTTAGCTTCCATATTTTCAGCTTCTGCTTTTGCTTTCGCTTCTGCTTCGTCTTCAGCTTTCTTAGTAGCTTCTGCCAACTTATTTGAAAGTTCATCGCATTCCGCTTTTTTCGCGTTTAATGCGTCTTGCATTTTTGCCAAAGAATCTTCGGCTACTTGTGCTTTGTTTTCGATTTTGGCAATAGCTTCGAGAACCGCGTCCTCATTCGCTTCGCTTACCAAACCGAGTTTGTTTGTTACTTTTAGCATTGTTTTTTTATTTGAATTAATTAATAAACTGTTTAATATTCCCTGCCCTACCTGCCACATTGCTTTCGGTTCGCCTTGCATACGCTTTTTGTTATGCTCACTGCTAACTTCGATAGTATCACAGAACCCGCCCGCGAACGCCTCTAAATCAGAATCTATA